GTTCAAGTTTTTTAAAAAAAAGTGAAAATAATGGTTGACATTGTTGTCGGACCTGCTATACTTACTAAGTAATCAATTGAGAGAGAAATAAATTATGGCTTATGTATCACAAGAAATGAAGAAAGACCTTGCTCCTGCTATCAAAGCAGTCCTTAAAGAATTCGGCATGAAGGGCAGTATCTCTGTCCGTAACCATTCAACTTTGTGTGTGAATCTCAAAGCTGGTGAGATCGACTTCTCTGAGAACTACACTCACGGTGATCGTTACATCCAAGTCAATGAGTACTGGATTGATGAGCATTATAAAGGTGTTGCTCAGAAGTTTCTAAACAAGCTGTTAGAGGCAATGAAGGGTCCTAAGTACTTCAACAATGATGATGCCATGACAGATTACTTTCACCGTTCACACTATACTGACATCAATGTTGGTCAGTGGAACAAGCCATACGAATTAATTTCATAAAATTGAAATTAGGGGTTGACATTCGTGTCAACTCCATGTATACTGATCAAGTAAACAATGAGAGATTATATTATGCAAGTAGCAGTGATTCATACAGCCTTCGAAGACAGTCCACGTACTGTCGCCTTTGTAAATATTCCTGAAGACGCTCGGTCAACTGATGAGGCTCTAGAATATGCCTATCGTTGGACTAACAACGTATCAGGTTCTTGGAGTCGAGGTGACATTGAAAACAATGGTGATTATAATTCAGATGTAACTGTTATGGCAGATTTGCCAGTTCACGAAGGTGTGACCTACGGTCTACGATCTACTTCGATGGGCGACCAGATGTTAATAGGCAACAAAAAGTACAAGGTTGCTGGTTTTGGATTTGAGGAGATTTAATGAGTAAACACTTTATTTTTGATTTTGAGACTATTGGGGCAGACGTTCTTGTTTGCCCTGTAGTCGATATGGCATACACAACTTTTGAATGGGAAAGATTTACAGAGAATCCATATACATTCGAAGAGTTAGTGCCTGAGGTTAAATCGGTCAAGCTATCTGTTTCCGATCAGATGTCTAATCTCAACTGTAAGTTTAAGAAAGCAGATGTTCACTGGTGGGAGAATCTTCCTAAGATCGCAAGAGACAAAATTATTCCTAGCGAAAGTGACTTGACAGCCGAAGCTTTTTGTGATACTATACTACAATATTTAAGAGAGCAGAACAAGATTGATTATTGGTGGTCTAGAGGTAATTCTTTCGATCCAGTTATTTTGTTCAGACTCATGAATGCTTATGGTCAAGACAAGTTGATGAATGAGTACTTGAAGTTTTGGAAAGTACGTGACATCAGAACTTATATTGATGCTAAGTTTGACTTTTCAACTAGAAGTGGTTTTGTTCCACTCGCAGATGAAGGTTACTGGGAGAGAACATTTGTGGCTCATGATAGTTCTCATGATGTTGCGGCAGATGTTCTTAGATTACAGGCTATATGCAGAGCCGAAAATGATTTGGAGCAAACTACACGATGAGTAAGAAAGAGGAATTCAAAGCCGCAGAAAGCGGTGCGTTACGTGAATGTATTGGTGTTCCATACTTTAGACAACTCCCTCTTGAGGGACTAGCCGCAGGGGCAGCCGCTCTTGAATATGGTGCTACTAAGTATGCAGACCGAAACTGGGAGAAGGGACTTCCCTGGCAACAAATGATTGATAGTCTTAAAAGACACATCGATGACTTTGAACGCCGAAAAGATTATGATGATGGTCCCACTGGTTCTGGATTACCTCACATCTGTATGATAATGGCTGGAGCTTTGATGCTATCTAGTTCAGTTATGCGTGGTGTAGGCGAAGACGATAGAATGCCCGAACTTGCTGAAGAAGCATTTGGCGCTAAAGACTGTGCTAAGTGGATCAGAATGCAAATGGAGAGGTCTGAAGAGTTAACAAAAAACAGGAGAGATATGTCATAATCATGAAAACTTTTGGCTGTTCTGATATAAATAATACGCAGAACGTGATTTTAAACTATTAATAAAGGTGAATAAAATATGAAATTTAGTACAGACACATTGAGCGTACTCAAAAACTTTTCGACTATCAACCCTAGCATTGTGTTCAAGCCAGGTTCAGTAGTTCGAACAATATCCCCGCAAAAAACAGTTATGGCTGCGGCAACAATCGATGAGACTGTTGAGACCCAAGCAGGTGTTTATGACCTGTCCAGGTTCTTAAGCACTCTCGCATTATTCGATAATCCAGATGTAGTATTTGGTCAAGATCGCTTCTCTATCAAAGGTGGTAGAAGTGAATTGAGATACACGTATACATCGGAATCACTGATGGTTACTCCTCCCGAGAAGGACATTGTAGTTCCTGATCCTGAAGTATCGGTCAGTATTAAGTGGCAAGATATTGAGAATGTCCTGCGAGCCGCAGGTGTTCTTCAGTTGCCCGAAATTGCTTTCATTGGTGATGGTAACAGCGTTACTATGTCAGCAGTAGACAGCAAAACATCAACGGCAGATAATTACAATACCGTTGTTGCTGAAGGTATCAGTACAGATCCATTTAATATGATCATTAAGACTGATAACTTAAAATTGGTACCAGCTGATTACGAAGTGACACTATCTTCTAAAGGTATGGCGCATTTCAAATCGAGCAAGGTCCAATATTGGGTTGCAATCGAAACTCGTTAATTTAAACTTAGTTATAGGAGACTAATATGACAGAAGAAAACCAAGCCCCCGAAACCCAAGAGCAACAAGCTCCTGGTCTCTCATTGAATGACATTTCAGCCGCAGTTCAAATTATTGACGTTGCGACTGCACGTGGTGCCATTCGTGGTGAAGAGTTACTGCCTGTTGGCACAGTGCGTCAACGTTTCATGGCATTTTTGGAACACGCTAAAGCAGAAGGGCAAGATGTAAATATGCCAGGCGAAGCACCTGTTCCACCTGCTAACGCAGATGAAGTCCCGTCTAGCGAAGAAGTTCCCGCTTCCTAGTTAGACACCCGAAGGGGAGATGTCGCTTGACATCTCCCTTTCATCCCTTTATACTACACAGTGTAAAGTTTATTATATTATGGAGATTGATGATGCAAGATGATTTTTTATGGGTCGAGAAATATCGACCGCAAACCGTTTCTGATGCCATCTTACCAGATGAGTTAAAGAATACCTTTCAACAATTTGTTGATCAAAACAACGTTCCCAATCTATTACTAACTGGTCGTGCAGGTGTCGGTAAGACAACTGTAGCTAAGGCTATGCTCAATGAGATTGGCGCAGANTTCATCACCATCAACGGTTCGATGAATGGTAATATTGATACACTACGAATTGATATTTCAAACTTTGCTTCAAGCGTGTCTTTTACTGGTGGACGTAAGTACGTCATACTAGATGAGGCTGATTACTTGAACGCAAACTCAACACAGCCCGCACTTCGTAACTTTATGGAAGAGTTCTCTAAGAACTGTGGCTTCATACTAACATGTAACTTTAAGAACAGAATCATTGAGCCACTTCATTCTCGTTGTAGCGTGGTCGAGTTCAACATAAGTAACAAAGACAAACCACAGATTGCGGCAGACTTCTTTAAAAGAGTGTGCGGTATTCTAGATGATGAAGGTATTCAATATGATAAAAAATCTGTTGCTGAAGTTGTACAACTTTATTTTCCTGATTGGCGCCGAGTCCTTAATGAACTACAGCGTTATGGTTCTACTGGTAGGATTGACGCTGGCATCTTAGCCAGTAAGTCTAGTGACAATATTAGTTCTCTAATTTCTTTGATGAAAGAGAAGAACTTTACTGGTGCCCGTAAGTGGGTTGCAGAGAATAGTGACATTGACAGTGCTGTTTTGTATCGCCAGTTGTATGACATTCTTCCATCTAAGATTAGTTCTACTCAAAGTATTGCTGATTCAATTATCATACTTGCTGAGTACCAATACAAAGAAGCATTCGTTGCTAACTCAGAGATCAACCGAGTTGCCGCACTTGCAACTCTAATGGCAGAAGTGGAATGGAAATGAAGAACTTGTTAGGAGAGTATGTATTTACTCCAGATGAGATAGCTAAATCTTTAGTTGAGTCTTGTGATACTAAGTATAGCATTGTGATCGATCCATCAACTAAGATGGGATTTAACCTTGTTGTAGATAAAGGCTTGTTGAAGAAGAACTCTGATACTGTCCACCAAAGAACTGGACTCTATGCAATATACAAAGACCATCACTGCTTATACACAGGCAAGTCTGGAAAAAGTATGGGCACTAGACTCGGTAGATTTGTTAAAGAAGTTCGAAACATGTCTAGATCAGATGAAAAGCACCCAGCCGCAAAGAAGTATCGTTCTATGTGGGGTGAAGACTTCTCTAACATGACGGTATCTGTCTATCCTTTGAACGAGCAATCAGGTATGACTTTAGATGATGTTGAACTATCTCTAATTAGAATACTGAAGCCTTTATTAAACGTTCGAGGTAAGAAGTGAGATTCTTTAGTAAGTCAAAAAAGCCATCTCATCCCTGCTTAACTTGCGGTAAGAAACTTGGTAAAAAGTATAGCGAAGTTAGATACAAATATAAAGACGGCGAAGGTATTGCCTATATTTGTCCAAAATGCTCGGATGAGTTCGATAAAACTAATATGGATAAGGAGACAGAAGATGACTTCTCCGTTTGATTATGTAACGTCTATTACGCAAACCAAAAAGAATATGATGCGTGATAGCGAAAATGATGTTCTGGCAGAGAAAGGTTACGAGCCATGGCTTGTAAACAATGCGTTATCTTACCACGCAGATACAATTCTTCATGCCAACTTAATGAATATGCACCACGAACTGGATAAACGACCCCAGTACGAGTGTCTTATAAATAGCATTAGACCTAAAAAGCGATGGGCAAAGTGGGTTAAGAATGCTGGAAATGAGGAACTCGATATTGTGTGTGCCTATTATCAATGTAATAGAACAGTTGGTCAAGAGTATCTATCCTTGTTGTCTAGTGGAGAACTAGAAATTATGAAAAAACAACAAGAAACAGGTGGTTTGAAAAAATGAATTTATTAGATAAGTTAGTAGAGGTAACTCTACCTAACGAAGAGAGTTTTCTTAAAGTTAAAGAGACTCTAACTCGAATAGGTATTGCCTCTAAGAAAGAACAGAAGTTGTTTCAGTCGTGCCATATCTTGCACAAGCAAGGTAAGTACTACATCGTACACTTCAAAGAATTGTTTATGTTAGATGGTAAGATTAACGATTTCTCGGAAGAAGATAAAGCCCGTAGAAATACGATCATTACTTTGTTAGAGGAATGGGATCTTGTGAAGACTGTTGATTCTGAAAAGATCAAAGAGCCCACGTCTCCATTATCACAAATTAAGATTCTACCTCACAAAGAAAAAGGTGAGTGGGAATTGATTGCGAAGTATAGCATAGGCAAAAAACGATAACTGGAGAATTATACTATGGAAGTGAAAGACAAGACTGGTCCATTTACCCACGATTATTTTAACTTTCTTGATAATGATTCTGTAGTCAGTCAAGAACTTATTACCTATTATATCAATGATGGGTACTTTGTAAAGCGTACGGCTGTACGCAGAAACCTAAGTGATGGAGACTATCATGACTCTATTCACGTTGAGCCACTTTATAGAATTGAGGAAGATTGATATGACCATCTCGCAACAACTTGAACTATTTCCAGAACTCGCTTCACCCATAAATTACGCACCGACTACGTATACGTTAGACACTAATGGATCTATTCCTTATACTCTTAACTATACTATCAAAAGCAGTATCGATGATCAGATGAGATTGATGTCCGATTTAGCCGATAAGGTTGAAGTCAAAGTATACAAACTATTTCCAGAAGCCCATATGCCAGAACTTGGAACAGAGTGGGCAGCCTGCTTTGATCTTAAAGCATCAATGCGTGATGGAGATATCATCAAGGTTATTGGACTAGTAAATCGCAAGAGAGAAGTAAGCTGTCACAATGGATCATTCGTCTTATATTCAGGCGAGAGATGTTTAGTTCCTACGGGACTAGTATTTGATCTAGACGATGATCAGTCTATGCGTATTCATCCACGATCTGGACTAGCATGGAAACAAGGCATATCATTAGCAAACTGTGAAGGAGTAGTCGATGCAGATTACGTACAACAGACATACGTTATGCTAATAAACAACTCTAGTGAAGTATTTACAATAAACGATGGCGACCGCATTGCTCAAGCTGAAGTAATACAACATAATAGTTTTGAGTTTGTAGAAGTTCACGATGAACCTCAATCAAAGACCAGTCGTACTGGTGGATTTGGTTCTACTGGAGTCTAGTACTCATGTAGTACAGTAATACATGCTATTACTAAATATCATGTATTTTTTTCAGAACATTACCATATTGCATGTATAAATAAAGATGTAAGTTGCCTTAGGGGGCTTACTTAAATTAACCCTTGCTAAATATAGGAGGTCAATAATGACTTATTTGCAAACACAATACGACCCTTTCACGACTGTAGGTTTTGATAGGATTTTTGATCGCATTACATCACTTCATAACGAAGGACAGGTAAAAGCGAACTCATACCCACCATATAATATCACTAAAGAAAGTGATACAACTTATATTGTGGAATTAGCCGTAGCAGGCTTTACTGAAGAATCGATTGACATTGAGGTAAAAGACGGGCAACTTACCATTGAAGGTAATAGTTCTGATGCCACAGATGAGAAAGAGTATCTTCATAGAGGCATTGCCGCACGTGCTTTCAGTAGAAAGTTCACCTTAGCTGAGACTGTAGTGGTCAGAGATGCTTCCCTAGAGAACGGAATGCTTCGTATTCTGTTAGAAAACGTTATCCCAGAAGAGCAAAAACCGAAGAAGATTTCTATCGGGAAAACTCTTCAGGATACCAAAGAATTACTCACTGAGTAATACAGGGTGGGACGGAGTGAAAGCTCCGTCCTTTAATTTCACAGCTAACTATAGGAGTCAAAAAGCTGATGAACAGAGCAATCTCTTTTCTGAAGAGTTGCGATGGCACATTTTGCGATGCAGTTGCACAAGTTGCACTGAGCGTAGTATGCGTCTTTGTAATAGCTACTTGTCTGGGTAGCATATCCTAAGAATGAAGACACCACACACAACACAGGAGAAAAGTATGTCTAATAAAAATCCCTTCGAAATCCGAGCAGAAATGCTCAAACTTGCAAAAGATTACATGGATCAGCAGTATCACATGAACATCCAGTTCTATGAGAACATGATCGCAGAGGGCGAAAAAGCCCGTAAAGATGTTGAAGACTGCCTTCAAGATGCTTACAAAATGTATTCAATGGATGAGTTGATGGAGAAAGCCAAGGAACTTTACACTTTCGTATCTGAAAAGAAGTAAGTGTAGTCACCAATCTAAGGAGCGTGANCAACGCTCCTTTTTTCATTTTAATTACAGGAGAGACAATGAGTATTGTGTTTTGGGTAATAGTAGTAATGGGCACTATCAGCGCAGTTGAAGGCAATTCAAAATTGAATAAACTGTGTCAGAAAGAGATAGATGAGGGCGTTTCTGCCACCATTAAAGAGTGTAAACAATATCAGTTTGATACGAGGATCAAAACAGGCTGGTAATACTTAAAATAATGCTTGACAATTGGTCTATGCCGTGTTATACTACACGTTCTAATTGGAGATATAATATGAAAACTGTGATCGCACTACCTACGCTCTATAAGCGTGATACTAAAGGTAAAGTAAGAGTTCTGACCATTGAGTATGGTTATGATGATGAAACCACCGCTGGCACTAGATCAGTTGCAGGCATACAAGAGGGTCAGTTAGTGACCTCTGGATGGAAACTATCCACACCAAAAAATGTTGGAAAGGTTAATGCAACGACCAATATCACTCAAGCCTTAGCAGAAGCCCAAGCAAATTGGGATAAGAAGACTGAGAAAGAATACTTCTCTGATATCAAGCTAATTGACACTTACGAAAAGTTTAAGCCTATGCTTGCAGGTGACTACACTAAACGTCCTCAATCAGAGGGCTGGAGTCAACCTAAACTAGACGGCATCAGATGTATAGCAAATTCATCTGGATTGTGGACTAGAGCAGGCAAAGAAATTACGAGTTGTCCACATATCTGGGAATCAGTGAAGCCATTCATTGAAGCAAATCCTGGTATCGTCTTAGATGGCGAANTATACAACCACGAACTTAAAGAAGACTTTAACAAGATCACCAGTCTTGTGAGAAAGTTGAATGCGACTCCTGAAAGCATTGCTGAGTCTGCATCTCTTGTTCAATACCACGTGTACGATTGCTACGTAGAAGATATGTTGTTTATCGACAGAATTAAACTGGCTTACGGAGCAAAGAGTGATGTTGTAAAGATCGTTCAAACAGACTTTGCACAAACACAAGAACAACTTGATGAGTTCTACAGTTCTTACATGACAGATGGCTATGAAGGTCAGATGGTAAGAAACAACACTCCCTACGAGAACAAGAGAAGTAATAACCTCTTAAAGCGTAAAGAGTTTATCACTGAAGAATTTCAAGTGGTCTCTATGCTTGAGGGTCAAGGCAACTGGGCAGGTCACGTAAAGCATTTTGCTCTTACTCTGCCAAACGGTGCAACTTGTGGAGCTGGAGTTAGAGGCAAGCAAGAAGTCTTAAAAGAATTGTGGGAAGTTGGCGATACACCGTCATGGGCTACACTGAGATACTTTGGTCTTACACCTGATGGTGTGCCAAGATTTCCTGTTGTGATCGATTATGGTTTCGGTGAGCGAAACGATTAAATACTTGACAAAATGTTTCATACGTGATACATTGTACATTATAAGAAACAGATTAGAGGCTATATGACTTTTTACACATGCGTAAATAGATACGGCAGTAACATTCTCTTTCGTGGTTACACGGATGATGGTGGTCGCATTCAGAAGAAGATACCATTCAAACCAACGATGTATCTTAAATCTTCAAAAAATGAGAGTGGTTGGAAATCTTTTGATGGCGTGCCTGTTGACCCTATTCAACTCGACTCTATGCAAGAAGCTACCGAATTCGTCAAGAAGTATGAGAACGTAGACAACTTTAAGATATATGGCAATAACAACTTTGTCGCTCAATTCATCCAAGATAAGTTTCCTGGTCAAATCAAATATGATCTAAAACGCATCGAGGTTGGTAATATCGATATTGAAGTTGCGTCTGATGATGGATTCCCAGAGCCAGATGAAGCCAAGCATCCTATCATCTCGATTGCATACAAAAGCAGTAAGTCTAAAGTGTATCACGTTTGGGGTCTTGGCGAATGGCGTCTAGAAGACTGTGAACTTGACATGGATGGCTGTATGATTCAGTACCGCCATTGTGAAAATGAAGAAGACTTGATGCTAAAGTTTCTAACGTTTTGGCATGCAAACTGTCCAGACATTCTAACTGGTTGGAACATTCGACTATTCGATGTTCCGTATATGATCAATCGTACTATTCGTATACTCGGTGACAAAGTAGCAAAGCAGTTCTCTCCTTTCGGTATCACAAAGTACAGAAAGATTGGCATCAAAGGCAAAGAGATGGATGCTTACGAGATATACGGTGTACAGCAAGTCGATTACTTTGACCTGTTTCAAAAGTTTGGTTTTACCTATGGTAATCAGGCATCATATGCATTAGATCACATAGCGTCTGTTGTTCTAGGTGAGAAGAAACTTTCTTACTCTGAATACGGTTCTCTACATGGACTCTATAAACAAAATCACCAGAAGTTTATTGACTATAATATTCGTGACGTTCAAGTCGTTGATAAGATAGACAAGCAAACTGGTTTGATGGATCTAGCATTGATCGTGGCATACAAAGGTGGCGTAAACTACAATGATGCGTTCGGTACAACTGGTATATGGGATTCAATCATATATCGATATCTGTACGATCTCAAAATTGCAGTGCCACCTGCCACCCGCAAGCATAAAGATCCATATCCTGGTGGTTATGTGAAAGAGCCTAAAGTTGGCATGACTGAATGGGTAACGTCATTTGACTTAAACTCACTTTATCCCAACCTCATCGTGCAGTACAATATGTCACCCGAGACACTAGTTAAAGGTGATGATTTCACTGCCAGTGGTGTAGAACACTATCTAAAGAATCCAGTGTCTGATGCACCTAGAGAACGTGACCTATCAGTTGCCGCTAATGGTTCGATGTATCGTAAAGATAAGCGTGGTGTTTTCCCAACTATCATTATTGGTCTTTATGATGAACGTGCTGTGATCAAAAAAGAAATGCTTAAACTTAAGCAAGAAAATGAAGGTAAAAACTCAGCAGACTTGAAGAGGCAGATAAATATACTAGAGAACACTCAGCAAGCTATTAAGATTTTGTTGAACTCTCTTTATGGTGCATTAGGTAATCAATACTTTAGATACTTTGAAATGGTTATCGCAGAAGGCATCACATTGTCTGGTCAGCTATCTATCAAATGGGCAGAGCAGGCTATGAACAGAGCCATGAATAACATATTGAAATCTGATGATGAAGATTATGTGATCGCTATGGACACTGACTCGTTATATGTTAACATGGGACCTCTTGTTGAGGCAGTGAAGCCTAATGATCCGGTGAAGTTTATCGATCAAGCGTGTGAGCAAAAACTGGTGCCTATCTTAGAGAAAGCGTACCAAAACATGTTTGAGAATATGAATGCATACGACAATCGTATGGTCATGGCACGTGAAGCTATAGCAGACAAGGGTATATGGATGGCAAAGAAACGCTATATACTTAACGTACACAACAACGAAGGGGTTCAATACGCAGAACCAAAACTCAAGATTATGGGCATTGAAGCCGTCAAGTCCTCAACGCCTCAAGTGGTGCGTGACAAATTTGTAAAAGCGTACCGCATTATGCTTAACTCTACAGAGAAAGAATTGCAAGAATTTGTGAAGAACTTCTACGAAGAGTTCAAGTCTTTACCACCTGAAGATGTATCATTTCCTCGTGGTGTGAGTGACATTGAAAAGTGGCGAGATAAGAATACCATCTATAAGAAAGGTACTCCTATCCACGTCAGAGGCGCCTTGCTATTCAATCAACAGATGAAGAAGCACGGACTATCAATGGAAGAAGTCAAGAATGGTAGTAAAGTCAAGTTTTGTTACATGAAGATGCCAAATCCTGTGATGGAGAATGTAATATCTTTCCCACAGTTTTTGCCTAAAGAGTTTGGTCTAGATCCTGATATTGATTATGAAACTCAATTTAACAAAACGTTCAAAGAACCGTTGAAGATGGTGTCCGATGCCATCAACTGGGAACTTGAACACATAAACTCATTGGAGGGTTTTTTCTCATGACAGACGATATATTTGATTTCGGCTTTACCGCAGTCGATGAAACAGAACTAGAAGCGGTACAAAAAGCAAACATTCAGATCACAGAGACAAGTGGCACTGCCGATCAGTTACAAACGAAGTTAGACAAGTTGTATAACTCTATTAGTCCACTACTTAATAGCCTTAAGGCAAACCCAGAGAAAGAGTATATTCTTTGGCCTAATCGTACAGGAAAGATTGAACAATTTGAAAAGAAACTGTTTGACATATACACGGGTTGATGCTATAATAGGCGCAATGAAACAAAATCTAAACAATGGAGAATTATAAATGTCATCCTTAATGGAAAAACTCGCAAAGAACTCGACTATCAAGTCGACCGCTCCTATCATGGACTCAAAAGTCTTTGGTAAGAAAGATATGGCACCAACGTCTGTACCTATGGTAAACGTTGCACTGTCAGGTAAACTAGATGGTGGACTAAGTCCAGGCTTGCTAATGTTAGCTGGTCCATCTAAGCACTTCAAATCAGCATTCGCATTGCTGATGGCTGCCGCTCATCAAAAGAAATATAAAGACAGTGTTATACTGTTTTATGATTCAGAGTTTGGTACACCACCAGAATACTTCAAGTCTTTTGGTATTGATATGGATCGTGTTATTCACACACCGATTACAGATGTCGAGCAGTTAAAGTTTGATATCACTAATCAGTTGAATGACTTAGATAAGAAAGATAACGTGTGTATCGTAATCGATTCTATTGGTAACTTAGCATCTAAGAAAGAAGTTGATGATGCACTAGACGGTAAGTCTGTGGCAGATATGTCACGTGCAAAGCAGATGAAATCTCTGTTTCGTATTGTAACACCTCATCTCAATCTAAAAGATATTCCTTTGATCTGTGTGAATCACACTTACAAAGAAATTGGTTTGTTCCCTAAAGACATCGTGTCTGGCGGTACTGGTGCTTACTATTCTGCTGATGCTATTTGGATCATCGGACGTAGACAAGAGAAAGAAGGCACTGAGATCAAGGGCTACCACTTTGTAGTCAATATCGAAAAGTCTCGACATGTGCGTGAAAAGTCTCAGATCCCTATTACTGTTACCTTTGATGGTGGTATCATGAAGTGGTCTGGACTACTAGAAGTTGCAGAGAAAGCTGGCTATGTACATAAGCCAAAAGTTGGTTGGTATGAAGCCCTTAATCCAGAGACTGGTGAAGTTCTGAGTGATAAGATGATGCGGGCAAAAGAGATCGTAGACAATAAAGATTTCTGGTTAATGATGTTTGAGAAAACAAATCTTGCCAAACACATCGAAAAGGTGTATACTATTGCTTCTAGTGCGGGTCTCATCAGTGATGATTCTCAAATTGAAATCGCTGATGAGGAGATAGTGGCGAATGATTGAAAACACCGTTCTTGCGGGACTCTTACATAACGAAGATTATATGCGAAGAGTTATACCTTTTCTTAGTGAAGATTACTTCGGTGACTTCACTGAGAAGACTGTATTTAAATCTATAACAGAATATATTGCAAACTACAATAGTGTGCCAACCAAAAGCGCCTTAAAGATTGCTATCGATGAGAAAAGCAACATATCAGATGATCAGTATACTACAATCATTGAAACGATTGATGGTCTAGATTATGATGCTAAAACTGATTTAGATTGGATCGTAGATAAGACTGAGAAGTTCTGCCAAGACAAGGCAGTCTTTAATGCTGTTCGTGAATCCATTCTTGTGTTAGATGGCAATCACAAAGATTTAGATAAGGGTTCTATTCCTGATCTATTGACTAAGGCACTTGGTGTATCTTTTGATCAGAATATTGGTCACGACTTCCTCGAACAACCAGAAGATCGATATGAGTTCTATCATACGAAAGAAGACAAAGTTGCGTTTGACTTAGACTTATTCAATAAGATCACTAAAGGTGGCTTGTCTCGTAAATCTCTAAGTATTGCTCTCGCAGGTACTGGTGTTGGTAAGAC